GTAGAATGCTCGACAGTTGAAATCTTTAGACACCAGGCATATAAGATTCTTGATAGATATATCAAGTTCCCTGAAGAAGAAAGACCACCTATGATGTTCGTGCTTGACAGTCTAGGCATGTTGTCTACCGCTAAGGAGACAGAAGACACGCTGAATGACAAACAAGTTCGCGACATGACCAAAAGTCAACTGATCAAAGGCACCTTCCGCATCCTAACCTCTAAGTTAGCAAAGGCGAATGTTCCTATGATCGTCACCAACCATACCTACGATGTCGTCGGTGCTTACGTTCCTACAAAAGAAATGGGAGGCGGTAGTGGACTCAAATACGCTGCCAGCACAATCATTTATCTTAGCAAAAAGAAGGAAAAGGATGGAACAGAAATCATTGGAAATGTTATCAAGGCAAAGACTGCTAAGTCGCGTCTGAGCAGAGAGAATCAGCAGGTTGAGATCCGCCTCTTTTATGATGAGCGTGGACTTGACAAGTATTATGGTCTGCCACAACTTGCCCTTAAGTATGGTATTTTTGAGAAGGCGGGAAGTTACCTAAAGATGCCTGATGGTAAAAAGGTTTACGAGAAAACTATTCTCGGAGAACCTAAAAAATATTTCACTGATGATGTAATGCGGCAACTTGATGCCGCCGCGAAACTTGAGTTTACTTATGGCGGAAGAGAGGATACCACTAACGATTCTGAAGAATCTTCTGCATGATGAAGTATACGCACGTAAGGTTTTGCCTTTTGTGCGATCAGAATACTTTGATGAGAGAACTGACAAAGTAATCTTTGAGCAGATTGGTGATTACATTCGTCAATATGATGGACTTCCTACTAAAGAAGTTCTCTATATTGAGACTGAGAATCGTAATGACTTGACACAAGAAGAGTTTGCTCTTGTTAAAACTCTGATTGATTGTCTGGAACCTACTGAGACAGAACGCGAATGGACTGAGAACATCACTGAGAAGTGGTGTAAGGAACGTGCTATCTACATGGCACTGATGGAAAGCATTCAGATCGCTGACGGTCAGGATGACAAGAAAGGTCCAGATGCCATCCCTGATATTCTCAAGGATGCTCTATCCGTAGGGTTTGATCAACACGTTGGACACGACTACATCGATGATTACGAAGATCGCTTTGCGTATTATAACCGCAGAGAAAATAAGATCCCCTTTGATCTTGAAATGTTCAATAAGATTACTGCGGGCGGAGTGTCTAATAAAACGCTTAATATCGCACTCGCTGGCACTGGTGTCGGTAAATCTCTTTTCATGTGCCATGTCGCTGCAAGCGTTCTCCTCCAGGGAAAGAACGTTCTATACATCACATGTGAGATGGCTGAGGAGAAGATTGCGGAAAGAATTGATGCTAACCTTCTCAATGTTAACATCAAAGAGATTTCGGAACTTCCTAAGTCTACTTTCTATAAGAAGGTTCAGAACCTCAGTAACAAGACTACAGGCAAACTAATTATTAAGGAGTATCCTACGGGTTCTGCTCATGCCGGACACTTCCGTTCCCTCCTTAGCGAACTTCATCTTAAGAAGTCATTTAAGCCTGACATTATTTTCATTGACTACCTTAATATTTGTGCTTCATCAAGGTATAGGTCAGCGGTTAATGTCAACTCTTATAATTACATCAAATCAATTGCTGAAGAACTTAGAGGTTTGGCAGTCGAATATGATGTCCCCATATTCTCTGCTACTCAAACCACTCGCAGTGGTTTTGCTAGCTCTGATCCTAACCTTACTGACACTTCTGAATCCTTTGGTCTTCCTGCTACTGCTGACCTTATGTTTGCCCTTGTTAGCAGCGAGGAACTTGAGACTCTAGGTCAGGTAATGGTGAAACAGTTAAAGAATAGATATAATGACCCCACTTTTAATAAGCGGTTCGTCGTGGGCATCGATCGTCCTAAAATGCGTTTGTATGACTGTGAGCAAACAGCACAGGACGATATCCTTGACAAAGGAGACGATGACCAGTATAATTATGAACAATCGGAAACATCTAAAGCTAAGTTTAGCGAGTTCAAATTTTAAATATGGCACATACCGTAACCCTACAAGCACCCGACGGAACAAGCACAACCTTTGAGTGCGATGAGGATAATTACATCCTAGATGCTGCTGAAGAAGCAGGTCTCGACCTTCCATATTCCTGTCGTGCTGGCGCATGCTCCTCCTGCGCTGGAACAATTATCTCTGGAGAAGTCAATCAAGAGGACCAGTCATTTCTAGACGACGATCAGATCGAAGCAGGATTCGCGCTTCTATGTGTGAGTCAACCCCTATCCAACTGTGTTATTAAAACAGAAACCGAAGAACAACTTTACTAACTATGTCCCGTTTTGAATCTTATAAGAAGTTTGTCAATGGCGTCACCTCTGATGCTTCTACAGACTTCCTCGCCCTGTCTGACCGTCTAGTACAACTGGATGAGAAAGGTGCCAACATTGAACGTCTACTGACCGCAGGTGTCGGTATCAATGCCGAGGGTGGTGAATTTCTTGAGATTGTCAAAAAGATGATCTTCCAAGGCAAACCATTTAATGAAGATAATCGTGAGCATATGATTATTGAACTTGGTGATCTAATGTGGTATGCTGCTCAAGCATGTATTGCCCTTGAGATTACCATGGATGAAGTGCTTGATCGTAACATCAGCAAGTTGTCAAAACGATATCCTACTGGTGCATTTGATGCTTACTATTCTGAGCATCGTGCCGAGGGAGATTTGTAATGCTTACGTTCATCAACTACCTAACAGGATTCTGGGCGGTAGTTGTTATGAACTGTGCTCAACCAGTTAACTGGCAATATTGTTATAGAGTTGATCAGTGGTTATTTCCTGAACTTCATGAGGGATGGAAATTATACACTGGAGAAGTAGTTCCTTATCAAAATGAAAGAGACTTTCTTAAAACTCACAATAAATAGACCCGTAAGGGTCTTTTTTTATGTCTGTAATACTGGATCCAGGGGCAGAGTATAGTGGTGATCCAGATTATGATGACTGGGCAAAAGGGAAGGCAGGTATATCCTCACGAATAAACGTTGGTTTTCTTTACGAGAACAAACTGTTCAGTCAATATAAAGACGCAGGTTTAGTTCCATCTGGGTTTACACCAGCTGGTGCCAACAATGCGACAGCAGACTTGAAGTTGTTTACGAATCAATACCATAGAGGACAAGATCCAAAATTTGGAAAGGATATTGGTATTGAACTCAAAGTTAATGCTGATGCTGATTTTGGTCAGGCAAGTTTAAAGCATAGAGGTGGTCAATGGTATCTTGATGGAAAGAATACCACTGAGGCAATTGAGATGAGAAAACAATTGTCAAATATGAATGTCATTAGTGACATCAATATGATATGGAAAGCTAAACCTAAACTTTTTAACTATGCTAAGAGCACACAAGTACCTCAAGAAGACGCATCTTTTGATCTAGAAAATTTTAAAAGTTCTTACATCACAGGGAGTAAATTTTTAAACGCATTCTCTGCTTACTATAGTAGTAAGAACATTCATTACATACAAATTGGTGGTTATGGGTTATACTCTTTGAATTCGGATCCTAACAATCTATCAATCATTGGCGTCAAACCAATCTCCCAGTCTGGCGCTAGTATGAAATTGAGGATTCGAACTAAAACGGAGAGAAGCCCTTTCTCATATAGATTTTCTACCGCGTTGATGTTGGATCGTCCTCCTAGACCATCTGGATTTGATTTGGATGATAGATTTGATATGGAACTTTTGCGTGATGATGCTATGATGTGTGATAATGCTATGCCAGGACTTAAAAATCGACGACCAACTCCTATAATTCCAAGACCAACCTTCCCTGGCACCAACATACCAATCCCTATCCCTGGACTTCCCCCCGGACTATGACCGAATTTGATAAGATTACACCTGAAACCTATGAGAAAATGAACGAAGAGTTTGTTGAGGAGGGAACCATGGTAAGAATCGCTGTTCCCACACAAGAAAATCTTGATAAATGGAAGGAGTGGGTAGATCCGGATATGCATAAACGAACCACAGAACCACGAGATATGGTTAAGGATATGTGGGATGCTATCGGGGGAAGACCAAATGACTGAGGAGTTCTGGGATCAATTAATTTGGGACTATGCTGGCACGGTTAAAAAAATTAATCGTCAACCTGCTGAGATAATGCTATTCACTGCGTTCTTCCATCAATTTATGGAACAATTCAGAGATGACAAAGCTAAATATATGCATACGAAGACCCTTGGTCTTGCGCTAATTCGTCAGAACCAAACAATCTATTATAAAAAAATACGTGAAGCAGTTCGAGAAGTTCATCGTAGAGGCAAGAACAACCCGCGCCAGCGCCCAGGCAAAGCGAATGGGTCTGGTAGGAGACGGGCACGGAGACTGGTATGATAAGCAGGGCACACTGAAGGCAAAGACCGTCAGAGGTGAACTGAAAATGTATGATGCTCGTCAAGCACAGAAGGATGCTGACGCTGAAGAGAGATCTGCTGCTGTTAGATCTACTGGTAGCACGGGTTCAACTGACAAGGCAGACAGTCAAAAATCCGGTGCTGCTGCTCAGGGTGTTGACGTTGATGCCCTACTCAGACAAGTTGATCAATTTAGAGCAAGACAACAGTTTGATCAGGCAGCAAGGCAAGAACCGTTGACGGTTGCCTTTGACAAGTTTGATAACGATGAGATTGGTGATAGTGTGATTGCCACGGCACAAGAGTCTGCTGCTGGTGGTCAGTTCTACATCTTCCCATCCCGTGATGCTGATATTGATCGTATTAAAGAAGCATATGGTGACGCTGTAGTTGATGACGAGAACGCTGAGACCATCTATGATGTTCTTCAGTCTGTTTACGAAAGTGGATACAACGCAATCAACATCGTAGTTCGCAAGTCTCGTGCTACGGAGATCGCAAAACTAGCGACAGAACAGAACGGTAAACTCTACAACTACGTGATGATGAACGTCATCCCTGTAGAGGAGCGTTCACTAGAGGAACAGTATAAAGCAGGTGAGATCTTTAATGAAGGAGACCCAATCACCACTGGTGATAAGTCTGGTAAGATTATTCGACGGGGACCAAACTATCTAATTTGCCTTGACGAGAGTAAGAAAATTTTTAGAACTTGGGTAAAGGACGCATTGCCTGCTAAATAAAGATAATAGTTAATCGTCCACTATAGAAGATGAGCATCTGGAACCAAGCATACGAGGACTTTCGTCGTCCTTATCTTGAGGAGAAAAAAGATCGTGACGGCGACGGCAAAGTAGAATCAGACTCTAAAGAGCATGCTGGACTAGTACATAATGCTATTCAACGTGCCAAGGGTGGCAAACCCGACGGTAAAGATACTCGCAAAGAAGAAGTAGAAACCGTTGACGAGAAGTTCTCTATGGCAGCAAAGCCAGAGAAGAAAGCGATGCCTCGCCCTACTAAAAAGGCGGAAAATAAAAAGGGCATGAGCATGAAGTCCCGTGCGATTAAGGCAGTGGGAACTCAGCGCCGTCAGGATAAAGAGACTGGTGTCTCCGAAGAGATTGCTACCGAAGGTAACATGAAGCAGGCACGTAAGAACGTGGGCGCTTCTACTTGCTGGGACGGTTATAAGGCAAAAGGCACCAAGATGAAGAACGGTCGCCAAGTTCCTAACTGTGTCAAGGAAGAAGAGGAAGCAGCACATGCTGCCGAGGTAGAACTTCGAGGTGAGGCATACACCATCACCAACTCTGATGTCAGGGGTAACACTCCCGCATACCGCAATTACAAGGCGGGTATGAAGAGTAAGACCACCGGCAAACCAATGTATCAGTTGGCACCCCACGTAAGAACTGCTGACTCCTACGAACCAGAAGGTGAGATGGTTGAGGGTAACAAACCATTTAGCAATGCTGGTGAGTATCCCATGAGGGATGCCATGAGGGATGCTGGAATGAATGACGCACCTTATAGACCAAGACCAAATCCTACCACTGCTCCTGTCAAAAAGGCAGCGAAGGCGAAAAAGAATCTTGCTGCAGGGTATACTCCTGAAGGTGAGACCATTGAAGAGAAGAAAGGTCTCTATGCAAACATCCATGCCAAGAGAAAGCGTGGAGAATCACCCGCCAAACCTGGTGATGAGGACTATCCTGCTAAGGATGCCTTCAAAAAAGCAGCAAAGACTGCTAAGAAAGAGCACTATGATTGGCGCGAAGACTTTGATTTCGTAATCGAAAAAAAGTCTGAAGACTGTGGTTGCGATCACACCCCTAAGAAAGGTGTAAAGAACAAAATCACAGTCATGCCCGAGGTTAAGACCGAAGAGGTTGCTATTGATGAAGGACTGACTGGCGCTAGAGCACAACGTGCTCGTCAGATGCAGGACTCTGACACCAAATCAAAAGGTGGAAGAAGAACTGATGCTGACCGCGACACTGCTTTCCGACTTGGAACTGGCACTGGACCAGGTAGAGTCTCTGATAGACGTGTAAAGAGTCAAAGTGATCAAGGCAAGGGCAATGCTGCCAAGCGCCGCATGAAGGAAGAACCTGAGTTTGCTGGTAACTACGAGGGTCCTTTGTATGCTCCCCATCCTGACATTAAAAAAGATCAGGAACTTGAGGAGAAGTTGAGCACCCAGTACAAAGACAAGAAAAAGATGGGACAATCCTCTCAGAGGAAGTCTCTTGGTAGAGGATCATCTATCAAAGATGGCGCTAAACCATCTGGATATGAATCTAAGAAAGAGTTCCGCTCTCAAGAAATGCGGAACATGAAGGAAGATCTAGCAGGTGCTGTTGATAGCGTCACTAAAAGAGCACAAGGTGCCCTTGAAAAAATTGGCGTAAAGATCAATCGCAAACCTCGTCCTACCGCTACTCCATCCGCTCAGACGCAGAACACCATGCGTCAGAATAAGATGAGTAATGAAAGTGTCAAAGGCATTGCCAAAGAGTTGGACAAAGCCGTTGAGATGCATAAGAGTCAGGCAAAAAGATTGAGAGCTGCGAACGTATCTGAAGGTAAAAAGAAAAAGGATGACTCCTATCTTGAGACCAACTTCAAAAAGCGTCAAGCAAATAACGAGAAGGCTCGCAAGGACATGGAGAAGGTGAAGGGTCAGAAAAACCCACACTTTGAGGAAACTCTTCTAGATCGTGTTCTAAAAACTTATGTTTCTGAAGAAGATTATGATCGCATGAAGGACCGTCGCATGGAGCGTGGTGGAGTTGGTGGTAACACCGATTACAAAAGAGCGCCCAAGTATGACAAAGCAACTTCGGAGTGGGGTAAGAAGAAACCAAAGAAAGGTAATTCTTCCGCAATGGATATTGTAAAGAAACAAATCACTGACAAGTATGGCAAAGGTGCCATCATCGATACTAAAAAGAAGAAGAAGTGATATATAGGTTAGTCTAACCTAAAATCATGCTTGGTATTCTTCTACCTATCGCGGGCAAAATTGTCCGCGACTCCGTTGCTAAAATTCCTGAGAATGAAGCATTGGGAGAAAAACTAATCGAGATTTGTATTGTTATTCTTGAGAAAGCTGTTAAGTTGACCAAGACTGACATGGACGACCAACTACTAGAGGTCGTTAAGAATGCTATCGCAGAACGCGAATCTTGATAACTTTGCCACGGCTTAGGTCGTGGCATTTATATAAATATTTTAACAAAAACTCGTAGGAAACATGGCACTCTGGGGTATTTCAGATTCAGATGAGTCAAAGCCAAAGAATTTGACCGCTGCTGAGAAAAAAGAAGTCTTCGCTAACGCTAGCGGTTGGGTTCGTGAGGCAGGATCTGCCTTGAGCGGTAATGGTAATGTCAACGCTGACCCAGAGTTGCTGGTAGCAGTCAGTGGTCTAGCAGTTAAAATTGGTTCTGCTGATATTACTGAGATTGAATTCATCACAACCGCATTCGACAAGTCGGAAGGTGGTACACTACAGGTAAGAGTAAGATTCAACGAAGCAGTTGATGTTACTGGTACGCCACAACTCACCGTTGTGAACGACACTAATAGCAACCATACTCTATCGTATGCCTCTGGTAGTGGCACCAACGAACTGGTCTTCTCCCTCACCATCGCTGCTGGCAATGGCGCAACTGATGCTGGCGACGAACTATCAATCGGTTCTAATGCCATGTCGCTAAACAGCGGTTCGGTCAAGGATGCTGGAACCAGCACTAACTCCACGATCACCAACAGTGGTGCTATCGGAACTGCTGCTGGCACAATTACTGTAGAAGCGTAATGTAAATGAGATTTGATGAATTGAACGAGGAGAATCATCTCCTCTTTGCTATTAAATATTACGAAAATCCACAAGCAGTCACGATTGAAGACTTTGAAGAAGACCTGAAAAGGTTTAAGTATATCAAACGTCTTTTTAAAAAGTATGTGATGACGGATGAGTTGAAAGCACATCTCATCCTAAATCACTTTATCATTTGTTTTAATGTTTTTGGTGAGGCGACTGTTCCTTTGATGTTTTATAAGATTGAGAAGGAGTATTGGTCTTTGATTAAGACTTTCTTACTGTTCCTTAATCGCATTCCAGAATACCCTAAGTCTGGTCTTGATGATATCGTAACAGACGAGAAGTGTCTTGCTATCCTAAAAACAATCTAATGGATATTGATAGAGTAATAAAGATTGTCAGAGAATCTACTACCCTTGCTGGTGGTGG